CAATATGCAACCAAGCTGTTTCTACCTCAACAAACTCCACAAGCTCATTGAATAAGCAAGGCAAAAAGCGATTACCCACGTCTTGCCACTGACCAGGTTTGATGTCTCTGGGATGTGCAGTAAGACTGTTAGTGCGAGTAACCCAACGATTGTTAATGTAATATTTTGCATTGTATAATGTATCCATCGGTAACCGAATAAAGGTTTGGATTTTATCAAGACCTTCTTCTACAATCCAATAACGAATTGGATGTTTTTCTTTTGCGTCTTTTTCCCAGTTATGCCAACCAGAACTAGTTGCAGACGTAGGCTTAATGCTACCTCGAATCCAATTCGCAATGTTTGTGTTTGACCAATATTGTTTCATTTTTATAACTTTATAGATGAGAAATCTCTAGACCGTTTATTAAACGCATCTCCTATATTATAATTGCTTTTTTGTGGTTTGTCAACTCTATCGATATCCAAATTGGCATCTGTTAGTCCTTTTTGAGCAGACTGTTCCAAATCATATAATTTCATCTTAGATCTATCAACACCAATCATAAATCGTTTATTAGCTGTCGGGTCATTATATCGATTCTTCAATTGCTTAACCATAATCTGATTTGTTTGTTCAAGTTCCTCAGTCGAAATCAAAGCAAACATAAAGTCAACTGTTGCAGGCAAACCAAAAGATTCAGATGTATCTGTTAGTTCAACATCTGTATTTCCATACCCACTTCGAGTTGTCTGTGTAGCTGATAGAATCGGAAGATCTTCTTCAACCGCCAAACCACGAAGTTCTTCTGCAATAGACTTAATCAAAGTATAAGAATTAATATTTGAACCAGATTTGAATCTTGAACTCGAACAAATATTCAAGTAGTCAATAATAATCATTGCAGGTTTAAATTGTTTCTTTAGTTGCAATTCATTTAACAAAGCCTTAAAGTGTCCAGTATGTGCGCCAGCAGTAGGATATTCTTTAATGATTAATCTGCCTTCAGTCTTGTTTCTAATCTTTTCAATTCGATTGTCAAATATAGACTTCGGCAAATCTTTCAATTGATCCAAAGTAATATTCATTAAGTTCGCATCAATACGTTCCGCAATTCTTTCTTCAGCCATCTCAAGAGTAATATACAAAACATTCTTACCTTGAGCCAAAGTCGATGCTGCTACGTGACACATGAACAAAGACTTACCAACACCTGTACCTGCAAGAACAACATTCAATGTCTTATTAGGCAACCCGCCATTTGTGATCTTGTTAAAATACTCAAGATCAAAGGGTGTTCTTGATTCTACCCTATGATAAAATTCATATCGACTATCTGCATTCTCAATATAATCATGTCCAACATTGTTGTCAAAACAAACACCAAGTGCATCCTGCAATAATTGAGGAATACCATCTTGAGTCTTGGCCGCATCTCTACCATCAATGATTGCAATTGAATTTAAAATTGCGTTATAAATTGCTTTGTCTTTACAGAACTTTTCAGTCTCTTTGTAGAGCCAATCTTTATTGTGTTCTGTAGGGTTTAGCTCTTGAATGATACCTGCAACTTCTTTGTACTGTTCTTCATTTAAAGTTTTATCATTTTGAAGTGCAACAATCAAAGCATCTTTGTTCGGAGGTGTATTATACTCATCTATAAACGCTTTGACTCTATCAAAAATTAATCGATCACTATTTTCTAAAAAATAATCCCGCTTTAAGAAAGGGATTACTTTTCTCATATACGCATCATCTGTTACCAGGTTTTGCAGAATCACCTGTTCGATTTTCGAATTCATTAATTGCCTTTGCTAATATATCGTTAATTATGTCTGCTACCACGCCGTTGAACTCTGCAGAATTTAAATCTTCTTCTGTTTTTCCTTTTGGTCTTTGGACAAAGTTGAAGTCAAGTGCAACGGTTCCGTCGTCAGATTTATCATCCATCTCGACGGAATTAATACTGATGATTGTTCCGGTATAATTACCTTCCAGAAGTTTGAAACCCCATAGATCACCTTTTTCATTTTTAATTGCCCACGGTTCATACTTCACTGGCATTTGTAAATTCCTCATCCAAATCAATGTTACTAAAGCTAGCACCTAACATCTCGCCACCTGCGATACGATACTTGTTCTCAATAAAAGTTCTGAAGTCTTGCGATGTAATAATTGGTAACCAAAACTCTTTAGTGTATGTGTCTTTAAGTCTAAGCTTCTTGTCCGATACTACACCGGTCTCTTTATTGACCGAAGAATACCAACCATTAGATGGCTTAATAACAAACCCACCTTCAAGTGCTACATCCAATAGACCAGACCATTTGCTAATACCACCTTCGAATGTAACTTCAACTGGAATCTTAGACTTCTCACGAACAAACCTAGACTTCTCAACATTGATAATAAAGTTATATCCAATAACTTCTGTACCTTCTTTTTCTTGTTGACGACCAATAATAAAGATTTGATCTGCAGAATAATAAATGCCTGTACCGCCTGAAACAATTTGTTTAGGGAACAAACCAATTTCAGAATAAGTATGATTAACAACAACCATTGGAATATCTTTAATAGTCAAGTGAGGTGTAATCATTCTGAATAAAGACTTCATCTGTTTAGCGCGAGTCATATCTGCAACAGACTTGCCTTCAAGTGCATCATCAACTTCTTTCTTTGAAGCTAGATTACCTACTGAATCAACTACAATTATAACATGATCGCCACGCTCTACATTGTTAATTTGGCTCATCACATCAAATTTAAGTTGTTCAATGTCAGTAATAGGAGTGTGCAAAACACGCCCAGGATCAATTCCAAAGTTGTCAAAGTAGGATTGAGGTGAACCAAATTCTGAATCATATAATAAAACGACAGCATCCTCATACTTATCCAAATAGGCTTTGGCAAGCAATAACGAGAATGCTGTTTTAAAATGTTTAGATGGACCTGCAAATACTGTGAGACCCGGAGTCAACCCGCCCTCAAGACTTCCAGACATCGCGACGTTAACCATAGGAACAGAGGTTTGAATCATATCCTTCTTTGCAAAGAATTTGGATTTGCTCAAAGTTTCTGTTTCTTTGATTGTCGAATTTTTCTTTAATTTTTCAAGTAACGACATAATAACTCCTTAAGTAATTTCAATATTATAATATAACCATGACAAAAAGTCAATAGTTAGTTGCACCAACTTTGTTTGGCATCTCCGTAATATTCACGGGCGAATCCGTTTTTAATTAATTCTGCTCTTAGGCTTACACCGTTTAGAATTAGATCACCTAAAACACGTCCACCGAATTTATCCCAACCATATAACATGACTTGATGTTTTTGTGTGGAATTTATTGCATTTTTGGTAAACACACTAGCAGCTTCTCCGCGTTGTTTTTCCAAATCGCATTGTCCTCTAAATCCCTTTTCGGGAGTATCTACTCCAAATACTCGAACGGCAATTTCTGGTTTGATGGGTGCAGGCAAATACGGTGCAGCAATAACTACAGTATCTCCGTCTGTCACTCTTATAATGTTAGCATCATATAATACTCCTTTTGGAGTCTTTTGAGCATAACTTGTAGATGCACATAATAGAAATGCAAGTGTTAATAATAATTTTTTCATGCGAATAATCCTTCCAATGTTGCTTGTGGCTTTGCAGACCAACCCACACCATTCAATATTGTTGTTAACGGTTCAAGAAATGATTTCTCAAACATTGTGTCATAATCTACATACTGCTTCAAATTGAACTCTTCAGGAATCACATTGATAAAAGCAATACAATTTTCTTTAATCAAGTTTGGTTCTTTTAAGTAAATGAATTTGATCTTATCGCCTTCACTTATAAGTTCATACTTTTTATCTATTTGCTTTTCTTTTAAATAGAAGTTATACAGCAAGGCTCCCCGAACGTGCATTGGAGTAGCTGGTTTATAAATAGATGATCTATCTGTATATTTATCGACTCCATTTACACCTCTAGGGAATGCGATTAATTCTGGTTCTAATTTACGATACTTAGTTTCAAACTCTCGAATGTAATCTTGTAGCTCTTGTTCTGTTCCGGTCAATGCCAATTTAACTGCCTGCTTCAACGCGTCTCGTACAGGTTCGGGAGTAGATGATCTAACAATCTCCAATCCCATAACCTTTAGCTTTGGTTCCTTATATTGAACACCCTCATTGTTATAAACATTTAAAGCATATCGTTTCTTAGCAACCCAAATGCCTCGATCTGCAATAACCTCACGCTTAAAATAAATCTTTGTCTCAAAGGCATTAGTATATTCTGCAAGCATATCGCATGACTTGTTAATTGCCTTTTCAATCTTCTCATTACAAATCTTATCGAGAATCTCTACGATCTTTTCTTTTGGTTGATCTTTGTAGAACTTTTGAACCAATGGGTCAAGTGTAATATAACACGCATCTGTATCTGAATAGAATGAATAAATGTGATCTTTTGTGTCACACACTTTGTTCAAATACTCATTCAATGCTGCACCCACAGTCTGAATAATATACTGTCCGGTCAACGTAATACCTTCAGCAATATTTGAATCATAGAATCTAAAAAACTCATTGCCCCATGCACCAAACAAAGAGTTTAATTGAATCTTACGAGCCATCTGAAAGTTGTTATATTTTGCAATCTCTTTTTGCCACTTCTTATCTTTTGATTCTTCATACTTAGATTGAGCGACCAACATCAACTTCTTATACTTTTGTCGATCGTCAAATAACTTCTGAACAATCTCGGGAAACAATCCTTGCTTCTCTCTGGTATAGCAAAAGCCATTTGCAGACATACAATAGTTGTTATCTTTTAGATCATCTAGATTGATAGATTGTTTTAACAATGAATTTACATCTGCATTTTTTGTTGCTTTTCTAATTTGTGTTTCTGGCGACAAATTATACTGCATAATAATACTAGGATACAGACTTGTTGCATCAAAAGAAACCACCCAATCATATTTGCCTGGTCGTGGTTCTTGAACAAATGCCCCGACAATTTGTCTACCGGGCAAACCTTCTCGCTGATGCACAACAATGTTTTGTTTCCACAAATGATTCCATAAGATACAGTCCCAAGTTCTTACAGCTGAGAATACATCAACATAATTACATTTCGCATCATATGCCATTGTAAGAATCAATTCAATCAACTTCATCTTGTCTTCAAGCTGGTCAACAAGTTCTACGTCAACTACGTTATACTCGACAAACTTTTGCCAATCATTTTTATAGAAGTCTCGGAACGAAGTATATTCGTCATACGATAATTTCTCTTTGCCAAGTTCTACTTTGGCAATGTGATCCAACTTATATGATTCTTGAGCACTGTAGGTAAACTTCTTATACAGATCAAGATAGTCTAGAATGGCTACACCAAGAATATCATAAATAAGTTCTGTGCGACTCATGCGGGTAAATTCTTTTGGATTTACCACACCCCAAGGTGATAGCTTTTTAACAGCATCATCTCCAAGAATACGTGCCATTCTAGAACACAAATATGGAATATCAAAGAATTCAATGTTCCATCCTGTAAGAATGTTAGGGCAATTCTCTTGGAAATAAATTAAGAACTTCTGAAATAGATCATACTCATCTCTACATTGAATATAGGTATGATTGTCTTTTGTTACTTTAAATTGTTTCGATCCAAATGTCACAAGCTCTTTAGTACTTGCATCTTGAATCGTAATCAATAACAATTCTTCTTTTGGATCTCTGACATTGGGGAATCCAAGTTCTGCAGAGGTCTCAATATCAAGAGACCAAATTTTAATCTGCGAAATATCGAATTCTACTTCGTCGGGAAACGTCTTTGTGATATACTGATATGCGTAATTTGTGTTGCCAAAGATGGGATAATTTTCTACTTCTTTATATCTTTTGACATAATCTTTGGCATCGTTTATATCTGCGAATTCTATTTCTTCAAGATTATCTCCGAATAACGACTTATAGTATGATTCTTTCTGTGACTTTGTAAATAAGCTTGGTTTGAATTCGATCTTTTCCTGAACGGTTTTGCCGTTATTTACGCCCCTGACCAGAATACGATTACCATACTGATTCACGTTAGTGTAGAACTTCATTAAAAACCTTTTAGACACAATAAATAATTATATCATTATATATGAAAAGTGCTTATTTGTCAATAGGTTATGTAATAAAGATGACCAAATCTTTATATTTGATTAGATATAAATATATGAATACGCATATATTAGTAGGATAATCAAATGGAATTTACAGCTGGATTTACGTTAGTTGGTGGTGGGACTTTTGTTGCGCCTCCACCGCCTCCCCCTGATCCATATCTATGGGCATGGGGCGACAATGACTTTGGTCGATTGGGATTAGGTAATACTACAGATTATTCAAGTCCAAAACAAGTTGGTGCACTAACTACTTGGTCAAGTATTTCCGGTGGTGAATTGCACAGCGCGGCCATTAAAACAGATGGTACAATATGGTCTTGGGGCAAAAATGAGTACGGCCAACTGGGCCTAGGCAATACTACAAATATATCTAGTCCAGTACAAGTTGGAGCCCTAACTACTTGGTTAAATATTGCTGCGGGTGAGGAACACGCCCTGGCCGTTAAAACAGATGGTACCTTGTGGTCATGGGGTAGAGCTTCGAACGGTAGATTGGGTCTAGGCAATACTATAAATAGATCTAGTCCAGTACAAGTTGGTGCATTAACTACTTGGTCAAGTATTAGTGCGGGCGGTGGTCACAGCTTAGCTGTCAAAACAGATGGTACCATGTGGTCTTGGGGAAGCGGTGGCCAAGGCAAATTAGGATTAGGGGACACTACGGCTAGATCTAGTCCAGTACAGGTTGGTGCGTTAAACACTTGGTCAAGTGTTGCTGGAGGCAATTATCACAGTTTAGCAATTAAAACAGATGGTACCATGTGGTCATGGGGGTACAATTTCACTTATGGCCTGCTAGGGTTAGGAGATACTAACGATAGATCTAGTCCAGTACAGATTGGAGCTTTAACTACCTGGTCAAGTATTTCTGCAGGTTATTTTCATAGCATGGCAGTCAAAACAGATGGTACCATGTGGGCATGGGGTTTCAATAGCGGTCGATTAGGTGTAGGCGATACTGCAAACAGATCAAGTCCAGTACAGGTTGGAGCATTAACTACTTGGTTAAATGTTAGTGCAGGTAGGTATCACAGCTTGGCCATTAAAACAGATGGTACATTATGGTCGTGGGGGGAGAATAATGGCGGCATTTTGGGATTAGGGGACACTACGGCTAGATCTAGTCCAGTACAGGTTGGTGCGTTAAACACTTGGGCAAGTGTTGCTGCAGGCCATATACACAGCATGGCAATCGGTTAAAGTATCAAATTAAAAGTAAAACAAAATAGGAGAAAAAATGTTCAACAAAAAGGTAGCCGCATTGGCACTTTTTGTTATGATGTTTGGTAGCACTTTAGCACAAACGACAAGTGGAACCTCTAGCACAACTGGGGGAACAACGACAGGGACTACAAGTCTTATCAATCAAGGCACATACGATAGTAAATCATTAGTAGATACTAATAGTACTTCTAATAGTGTCAGTACAGTTAACAGTAATAGCAATGCTACAAGTACAAGCACTGCTACAAGCAATTCAACTGTTAACAGTACCTCGGTAAATACTAACAATAATAATAGTGCAAGTACCAGCACAAATGTTAATACCAACAACAATATTAACAGCGGTACTCAGACGTTAAATAATAACAACGTCAATTCTGGCACAATGACGTACAATAATAACAACGTCAATTCTGGCACAATGACAAACATTAATCAGAATACATCAACATCTACAAGTAACAATACTAACGTTAATACTAATCACAATATTAATAGCGGTACTCAGACGTTTAATAATAACAATGTCAGTACCAGCACTTCAACCAATACCAATATTAATAAAAATGAAAATAGCGGTACAATGACGTACAATAACAACAATGTTAGTACATCTACAAATAACAACGTAAATACTTCTACAAATAATAATGTAAATACTGGAGATATGACTAATCGCAATATTAGTACATCTACATCGCAAAGTGTTA